CTTCTTTCGCCCAAGTTCCTGCGGGAATTAGGACATACCAGCACCCATCATCAGCCGAGAAGAACCTCGACCCGATAGGCACACCCGCAAGAACGGTTAAGGCCGCCATGTCAGCAGCAGCGCCCACATACGAATGTATCGCTCCACTAAAATTTACAACAGCCATATCGACTCCTTATGATGCGGGTGTTACTTCTTTGACCCACGAAGTAGCCACGAGGATATACCAAAGCCCTGTATTGCTTTGAAAGAATCGGGAACCTTGCGGAACGCCCGTCAAAGACATCCCCGACATCTCGGTTGATGTGCCGATGTAGTTATTGATAGCGTCTACTCTAGTTGATGCCATGCGTTACTCCTTGACAAAACGTTCGTATATCGGTATGTGTTCTTCCTGTAGTTTCTTTTCGTTATTCAATTTCTTTAATGCTGATACGATAATGTCACTGGCCTTCTCGCCTATTGCAACCTCTTTTGGCTTTACAACATCCGCCACCCACAACATGCGCCCGCCTTCGGTCTTGAATTGAAGGGCTTTGTGTTCTTCCTCAGAGAAAGATAAGTCCTCTCTTAGCTTACGAATGAGCTTTATAGATGTAATGTCGCTCTCTTTTGGTAAGACGTTCAACAGGATTAACCTCTCGAATACTCCAAGTTCCATAAGTTCTCCTTTTTAGGATTGGGGGCTGTTAAGGCACAGCCCCCAGAAGCCCTTTGTTATACGTGGTAGATGTTGGCGTACCAGACTACACCAGTGCTGGCACATTTGATAAGTGGAATCTTGAAGTCGTTGCCTGTTGCAGCGCCCGTTGACCCGCCCGTATCAACCATTGCGTTAATGTCGAAAAACGCCGTCAATACGTTGCTGTAGATGTTCGTCGAGAACAGGAACAGCGATCCCGGGTCGGCACCATCGTCGGCGATGTAGTGCATCCTCATGCCTATAATCATCTTCGCACTGGAAGCCGTGATGCTTGAGGGTAGATAGATGCCGTTATTCTGTACGCAGATGAGGTTCGCGCCGGGAACAGCCGCAGCAGCGAAGTTGAGCCATGTAGAAGAAGCCGCGATTGTACCCGCTACACTACCGCTTGCGGTAATGTCCACTTCTAAAGCACCGTAGCCGTCACCATAATTAGGAGCAGCTACCGCGCCGTACAGTGAAGCCACGCGCCCTGTGGTGGCATTCATTGCGGTTATATTGACGTTGAGTTGCTTATTCGTAGTCATGGTTATGCCAGTAAGCGTGTAAGTTGCCGCTCCGCAATCGAATATTGCAGAGATTGAGCCGGAGCCGTAATACTGAAGGTCTATATCATTCCCAGTAGTACCCACCTTGATAGCCGTATCGCTCATCGTGAATACGTCATAGGTAGTTCCCTGGCTTCCGGCACTCTCATAGAACACAAGCGCGCCGCTTGACCACACAGCAGCGATTTTTGTTTCACTTGCCATGATTGATTCCTTTCCGCTTCGATGTGCGAAGCATTTTGTCTTTCGGGGGAGAGGCCGGGGCTTTCGTCTCGGCCTCTATTACTTTTTTCATGTTAGGCTATCGCCGTCGGCAGAGCTGAGGTCTGCATGTATCGAGCGTCGTAGCAGTCTGCGGTTATTGAGAACACCGCACCCTGAGCGTTGGCCCCAATCTTGACTCCCACCCACGGATAGGCCGCGCCGAGGTCTGGCAATACTTCGATGTCAATTATCATCACTTTGCCATCATCACCGTCGGCAATAGTGTAGCCAGTATTGGCAACACTTGTTCTTACACCATCCATCTCCGAATAGGCCGCTGCGCCACTGGTAGATATACGATAGTTATAAGCTATCGCAGTACCCAAACTGACTGATGTACCTTTTTCTACCGTAATGGCGTTGCCTGAAGTGCCAATCACGCCCGCATAGATGGTAAACCTAACACGGTTGTAATTAGCACAGTTTATGGGCTTGCCTACTGCCGTGCCTGTGGAGATACTAACAGGCGCGAGGCAACCCACTGTTTTAACTTTTTCCATCATATCTACTGTCATTGTATTTATCCTTTCTTGTTTATTTGACTATGCAGCGACGGTTACAAACGCGCTGAGGGTAGAGCCGCCGTTGTGCGGGGTCAAGGCCGAGGCTATCCACGGCTGCCCGTCCAGACGCTCTATGATTCTGAAGGCCGTCTGGTCGCTCGCGAAGGCTACCTGGTCGGAAGTGGTCAGCGCCATCTGCATTCTGTCGCCGATAAGATAATACGAAAAGTCGTACAAACCGAGACTTCCGGCGCTTGCTAATGCGGGGACTTTCTCACTACAAACCATGGGTCTGCCAAAGAGGAACATAGGCGGGGCATCAACGGCGGTGTTGCCGTTGCCTGCACCGTTAATCCAGACGCTTGAGCCACCAGTGCCAACCACTACTGCAAACTGTGCGATGTCGGGGAATGCGTCAGGGCTATAAACCCACACAGCACGTTTCTGTGAAGATGGGAACAGCCTCGACCAGATATTGACCGCATCCGCGTATTTCAGGTGGGAAGTGGTCGTTCTGGTGGTGGAGATAAGCGCGGGGCTGGACAGTACGCCAAGGGGTCTGTCTCCACCAGCGCCGGTCAGGAAGTCCACATCCTCGAAGAAGCCGAGGCCCTCACGCATAAGCACGCCCAGGAGAGGCTCAACCGATATAGGCGAGTCCATCAGTAGTTCGTTGCTTACGAGGATGTAGTCACTGAATTTCTTTGCCAGTAAGCGTAGCTGTCCGATGGAAGGATCGCCAGTTCCGAGAGCGCCAGCCTCAGCGCCGTAGGTTCCTTTTACGCCGCCATGAATCGTGGTAGCGTGTGTCGTATCAACGATGCGCGGGATAAGGACGGTTTCCATTGCCATCGGGATAGTGCGGGCGCGAGGCCGGACGACCTGATCTTCGATTACCAATTTCTGTAGCTCAGGCTTGAACTGCTCATACATCAGGAAGCCGCCGGTGCTGCCCTGAGACTCGCCGAGGGCTTTGATGATCGTCTCGGTTGACTTGCCGCGTATGGAGCTGATGTTGTGTTCTTTGGCCCATACAGCCTGACAGAACTCTCCGAGCCGTTTGATGGGTTTATCCTCTTGCTTCTGCTCAAGGCCCATCGCTGTTGAAAACTTGCGCTTCTGTTCGGGCTGCATCTTCTCGATGCGCTCGAACATGGTATCCGCTACCCTCTTGACCATATCGCCGTCCTTGCCTAAGCCGAGGTCTTTAGACAGGTCGTCCAAGAGTTGCAGATATTCAGGTGTCTTTTCTACTTTCTCAGTCATTTTATCCTCCGTTTATTTTTTGCCTAGAATTCTGGCTACCAATTCTTGCTTCCCGTCCTTTGCTGTAGCCTTTGCAGACGGTGCTATCGGTTCGGGTTTGTCGCAGCCCGTGTCGCGCCATAGCTTTTGAATCAATGCTTTATTGTCGGCGTTTACGCCTACGTCCTTGACCATTGCGGTAATATAGTCCAGCTCGTCCTTGACCTCGCCCTGCGAGTAGGCTTTGCCGTCCTTATGCTCCTCCACCCATTTCTCGCACTTCGCCTTGTCCCATCCGAACTTTGAATCAGTGGAGAACATGAACGTGATGACTTTCTTGTCGGTCACGCAATATAAGCCCTTAATTCCTTTGGCGGTTGAAATGTCTATTGTTTTGATGTTGTGACCTTTGTGATCGCCCTTGTCAGCGGGAATTCTGATATAGTTGTCGGTTACTTCCGGCTTTGTGACCATGCCCGCGAGAACGTCCTTGACAAGAATCTCCTCGACGGCGGACAGTGAACGGTGTGCCTGTAACGCCTCTCTGTTGCTTGGCACAATAACTTGCGAGATTTCGAGTAATTCGTTGTCGGTGAATGTCCGGCGGGCTTTCTCTACGCCGTCGCCGTCCTCAGACTCGTAAGGCTTAAACCCTACCGAGAAAGCGGCGCAACCGTCCTTTGCTAATTCCCACGCCCAATCCGCTTCGGGGTTGCCCTTGCCCACTTTGTACGATACCCAACCATCAAGTGATTTATCGATGGTTGATTGGTTAAGCTCAACCTTACCTATCTGTTTAAGGAGCGTTGTATAATCATGGGAGGAAACAAGCACAGGATGGGCAATGTAAGAGCCTATGCGCTTCTTCCAAGATGTCGCAGCGCAGCATTCATTGTCTCTATCGCGAGAATCAGTATTGAATTGTGCATAGACTCGATAGTTTGTCTCGTCTACTTGCTTAATCGTCGCCCGAAATACTTTGCGAATCATCTCATTAGGCATCTTTGTCACCTCTACTTTTGTCGCTTGCGTCTCGACTACGTTATTCAATAAATCGGCTATCACCTGACAGGCCGTCTCAGGATGCGCTCTTACGCCAGCCTCTACCATCTGGTTGCTGTTCTCGTGCGCGGCGTCGTAAGACATCCCACCTGCCATAAGATTGCGCTCGTTTAGCTCGTGGCAGAACCAACATTGCATCTCGGAGATACGGGAGTCGGTTTCTACTATGACTGTGCCTTTGGGGAGATTGAGATTCGACAGCGCGGGGGCGAGGTCGTGCCCGCCTTCGTTGAAGTCAGGATCGAGCAACGTCTCGCCTTCCTTTAGCCCACGGATAAACTCTCCGTCAACGAGGTAGGTTGATACGGCGTCATTGCTCCATTCCTCAATCTTCAACTTGGGTATGCTGTCAAACATAATTCTTACCTATCTGGTTATAAGTAAAATAACCAAAACAATACATAGCCCTGTGGCGATACCAAAAAGAAAAGGCAATACTCTCTGTGGGCTCATACTCACCTCAAATAAAAAAAGGCGAGCCAAAGGCTTTACGCCCTCAGCTCGCCGGTTCTTCCTGGTCGAGTTACGTTATTTAGTTAGTTGATTTAGTAGTATTCTCTTTTGGAACTTCTCGCCAACATGACATATAAGGCAACGGAAAACCTGGTGGACAAATGATTTTCCCTAACGTCCCGTTCTCGATTCTTTGCTTTACCACATTGCAATTATAGCAATCTTTATCCATCGGGTTCCTCCCTAATCTACTTCTTTCGCTTCCGTGTCTTCATGGTCGGTAAAAAGTCGAAACATGGGATTGGCCCGTTGTTTTGAAGTAGGTTTATAGTAAGATAACCGCCATCATCCTCCCATTTTAGTAAGTTAAATTCATACCTTTCTAGTATTGCTTTTAATCCACTGTCGATTGGGTCGTGTTCATCGTCTGGCAAATTTATTACCAATTGCCTGCTCATAAGGTTCCTCCTTTATGATTCAATCCAGCTTCGTTGTCTTTGTCTCTGAGATAAGTGTAACCTTGCCGTCCCTAACAGTCAACTTCACTTCGCCAAACCAGCCCTTGCCGAAGTCTATGCGCTTGATGGCGTCGAGCGTCTTTTGTTCCATTAAGCATCTATCCCATAAAGGCATTTAGCTTCGTCACTACCGGGGGCAACGTGGCTCAGACAGTAAACGCAAGTGAACTTCTTGACGCCACACGGTTTGATTTCCGTAACTCCCCACACCCATCTGCTTGAGAGTCCACAATCGCATTCGGGATATTCGAGTGTCTTAGTGTCCATGCTTCTGTTCCCACTCTTTTACAGCACAACCGCAACAAAGGAATTCATTGCCAACCAAAACCTCGCCGCTATTACTGCATCTAGCGCAAGGCGTTTTTATTATTGGAGGATGATATTTAAATGCTCTTTCGAGGAGTTCGATTGTTACTACGTCCGCCATAGGTTCCTCCTATTCGATTACCGCTACCCATCCGCATTTACAATTTGGGTGGACAGTTATAATACCTTCAGCGTCGTCAATCGCCACCTTGTCAAACTCCTCCTCCGCGCCCATGCAATCTTCGCAAGCGTCCGGGGCTGCGCTGAATTGCACGTACTCCACGCCCATTGACTTATAACCTGTCAACGTTCCTTCCGCCGCTGCCTGGATTATCTCAGTGCGCGCTATCATCATCGCCCTAGAAGTGTCTACCGCCTCGCCCCATGAATTAAACAACGCCTCGATTTGATTGGCTATCTCTGAGGTCGGCGTGGCGTTGGTTACGCCCTCGGCTAACAGGTTTGATAGTGCTAAAGCCGTCTGCTCGGTTATGGCCTCTGCTGCCCAACCTATGCGCGTCAGGAGCCATTTAACAGCGTCCTTGTCTAGTACATAAGGTATCGTCGCCTTGACCATGCCCTGAGCGTTGCGGGCTGATACCGCCATAACCTCTGAAAGAATAGGTTTCATGCGGTCAACGTACATCTTCTTGGATTTATGCCGGTCTATGGATTGATGAGATAAGGCTTCCGCTTTCTGCTCGTTGAATATGCCCCGCATTACATCAGCAACCTTTGGCTCGAATGATGCGGCGTGTCGTAAGTAAATCTCGTGGGAGGCGGGTAGTTTAATGCCTTTCAGTGACTTAGGTTGATTAGGAGTTGCTGTGTCTGTCTCGGGCTCTTGCACTTCCTGATTGATGCCCGAATCCTCTGGAATTAACGTTGTGGCAATCGGTATCTTGAACACCCGCCCTGTCTTTTTGGGCAGCTCGTCGTAGTCGTTCAATGCCCGCGCTTCGTCTATCGTGAGGATGCCAGCGTCTACCAAGAGTTGTGAAATCTTGGCCTCGGACTCTGCGTCTTCGGGTGTAGGATCGTCGAAATCGATATACAGATTATCGCCGAAGTCCGGCAGCCAGAACTCATTAACCTTGCGCCGGATAAACTCTAACCTCGGCTTGACTACCCATCTCGCAAAGGTAAACTCAGCCGTCTGTGCTATGGCGCGGTTGGCGTTCTCCTGTACACCCAACAAAACACCAGGCATGCCGAACGTGCCAATCTCACAATCCCTAATCCACTTGGCAAGCGCGGCAAAGTCCATGTCCTTGCGGCCTACCTCGTTCTTAGTAACCGAAGCGCCGCCGGATACTATCATCAGCTTGTGCGCTCTGCCGTATCCCCTGAAGCCTTGATTGATCTTCTCTGTCAATCGGTCAAGCTCGCCCTGTGGCACGTCGCCAGGATAGGATAGCACAGTACCGGGCTCTGCGTTGTTATAGAAATAGTTCCTGTTGAACTGGCGCATGAACGACGAAATGTCCAGCTCTATACCCATTGCTTGAGCAGGCCCTACGCCGTCGAGGACGTTCAACGGGTCAACATGCACGAACGGGATAACCTCGTTTACCTCAAACGGCACTTTCTCGTTGTTGCGCTCGTATATGTAACCCTTAATGAATTTGATGGGGTCGGGTATAGGCTTCATGTAAGGAGAGGGGACAATCCAGCATTCCTTCTTACCAGCGTCCTGCGTCTTCACCCAATAGCTTTTACCCGTCAGGTCGAGGTATATCTGCGAAAGTTCCAACTGGTCGGAAAGCGTATAGAACGGATTAGGCTTATTCCAGACCTTTAGAAACTCATGCTCGGTTATCTCTTTGCGCTCGTTTTCGTTCTGTGAGTCGTAAAGATGCCACTTAGTCTCAGCCACAGCAAACGCTATCCGAG